AGATGTCAACGGCACAAATCGCCACCGCTTTTGCCGAGCGCGGTTGGTTCGTTCTTCCTTGTTACCCGCAACAGAAAACGCCGTTCTTTCCAATCGCCGTCAATGGCTACAAGTCTGCAAGTAATGACCCTGCCAAGGTGAGCAAATGGTTCGAGCGTTCTAAATTGTTAAACATCGCAATCGCTTGTGCGCCGTCAGGTCTTGTTGTTCTTGACGTTGACTATCGCAACGGCGGAAGCACCGATGGCCTAAATACTGACACCTTTACAGTCGAGACAGGCGATGGCGTGCATCTTTACTACAAGGCTACTGATTCAGCTTATCCAGGAAAATTGCGCCAAGGAATTGACGTGAAGTTCAATGGATATGTTGTCACCGCAGGATCACTACACGAAAACGGCAAATTCTACGAAGTTGTCAAAGATATTGAGCCTGCACCTTTGATGGGATGGTGCTAGATGAACGGCCTTGGATTACTCGCAGTCTTTGTGACCGCCTTTTACTCATTCGCCGTCGGTCGCAACGTCATTTTTTGGACATTTATGTCGGTGTTCTATTCGTGGTTCATCGTCTTACTTTTGCTCGTAATGCCAAAACGCGAGCGCAAAGAGTTCGCATTTCCCAACTGGTTTATGCGCATCTTTGGCCCGCGTTATATCAACCGACAAATAAGCAAGATGGAAGAGCAGTTTTAGACACCTGCAAAGGCGCGAGAGATTCCTTCTTCCAATGAAATCTTAGGTGTGTAGAACTGCAACATCTTGGCAGGATCGCCGACCCGATAGGCCACCCCAACAGGTGCCTTCGGGTTGGTTCTTATTTCGGCCAAATAACCTGCCTGCAACATAACCATTTCGGCTAATTCAATGAAGGATGTCGGCCTACCTGTGCAGAGATTGGAGACAGGCACGTTGTTGGTGATGGCTTCAAAAGTAGCTCGGACAACATCGTCGATGTGGATGAAATCTCGCACCTGAGTTCCTCTGCCCCAAACATCAAAAGGTGTCGCCTTCTCTTTGCCTCGCTTAATAAATGATGGGAATGGGTAGTCAAGGCTTTGGTCGGTGCCGTATCCGCTAAATGGGCGCAAGACTGAAATCTTCAAGCCTTCATCTCTTGCGTAATTTGCCAACATCTCACCTGACAACTTCGCCCAACCATAGGTCAAATCAGGGTTTCGGATGTGGTCGAGGTTTATATCCCACTCCTTGAGGCGTTGTTGATATTCGATGCGTTGTAGATAGGTCGGATAAGCCGCAGAGGATGAGAAATAGGCGATATGGCCAGGGCGAGTGCGCAATGCCCATTGGAAGAAGTCGGCATCGATGGCAAGGTCAGAGGCAACCGCCAAAGGGTTTCCTTCAATGGTGGCTCTGCCACCGACAATCGCCGCGAGATGGATGACAACATCAAACTTGGTGTCATCGGTTTTGAAGAAATCACGGACATCTTTGCCACTTTTGATGTCGATGCCGGTGACGTGGTTGTTTTTCATATCAAGATGCTTCTTGAAATTGGTTCCGACAAAGCCTTCGTCGCCTGTAATCAGTATCTTCATTTCCCCCACCTGTCGTGTTCATAGATGTATTTATCAGAGCCACAATAGGCACGTTGCGCATCGCGGTCAATATCGAAGACAAAAGTATCATCGGCATTTAAGGCAGCGCCAATGTGTGACAGGGGAGTTGGCGCATCAAATGGGATTGTTGTGCGCATTGAATCGCCTTCAACCTTGGTTTCATAATAGGGATCATGAATTAGGGCGCTTTGGATGACCTGTGGATAAATGTGAGTCGCCAAGAAGTCTTGGTCAACTGTGTAATAGTTGCCTGAGCCATCGGTTTCAATTAAATCTGCCAAATCGCGCAAATGCTCAGTCTTGCCTGCAAACATTCCTGCGCTGATTGGGTAGTTGTGACCTGTTGGGTGGTCTTTAATGATGTGATAATCACAGGCAGTCAATAGCCAATCCTCGTGAGCTAGTCGGTCGCGGTAGGAAAGACGAGCATCGACATCACGGCAGATTACTCTTTCAAACTGGTTGTCTGAAAATGCTAAATAGCGCCAAAGTTTTGCGGTGTGGTCTTCAGGTTTATCAATGCGAACAATCTGCACACCTTTGATGCGTTCTAAGGTTGAGATGGTAACTTCATCGACACTTTGACCAACATAGAAGCGAGTAACAAAGCCATCATCAAATGGAAAATAACGTGAAGCAAGAATGGCGTTTTTAACTGCTCCGACGGTATAACGTGGCGCGTTGCCGTAAAGAGAAAATGAGATGCACTTCATTGACGAAGGGTTTTCAATAGAACTTGGTAATCCTCGCTCTTGATGTAGTTATCAAACATCAAGGCATCGAATGAATAAATTTCGCGGGCATTGACGGCGCGATAGCCTTCATCCCATTCAGCTTTGCCCGCCACAGGATGCAAGTGTTCAATGACTACCCCTGGCAGATAAGCCAAATTGCCCAAGTCCTCGCCCAAGGCTTTCCAAAAGTTGTCAAGGTAAAGGTGTTTCATCTTCGGTGGCACCATTCCGCCAAGGGCGCGGACAATGGCCGCTGACATCATCACCGCCGTTGGCAAGTTTTCACCTTGCAATAGGTCGTTTCCATAGGCGAGCCCTGGTCGGTTGCCGATGGCACGCATGAAGGCAATATCCCAGTCAGGCGTGCGGAATCTGTGGTCATCGCCAATGAAGGTGAGGAACTCATAGTCGGCTGCATATTTCTTGGATGCGGCGTTGATTGGGTAACCCATTCCGCGAGTTTTGTTCTCAATTTCAACGATGTATTCGACACCAACTGCGGTGCGATAGTTGATAAGTTCTTCATCATCTGTGTCAACAACAAAGAGCAAATCAGAGCGACAAGAGAACTCTTTGTGAGCCTGCAAGACTTCAACGGCATTTTGTGGCCTGCCACGAGTAGGCACTAGGACAAGATTATTCTTCTTCACTTAATTGACCCCCAATGGCGGCATAGGCCGCTAAATCTATGTAACTGTCTTGATGGTCGCCTGTTTGCATTAGGCGAGCAATTTTAACCAAGCATAAACACAAAGCGACCTGTGAAGGTGTTATCTCCTTTTCGAGATACACGCTCCACAGGTCTGCGATACGTTGATGATTTGTTAGCGGATCGCCATAAACATCTTGACGGTCTGCATTGGTGAGGCGCTTGGCCTCATCTAAGATTTTCCCCCGATTCATTTACTACTTACTTCCGCGACCGAACTCTGTCGCTTTTGGATCAATAGCCTTTAGAACAGGGCCAATGACTGCTGCGACAAAAGCCGCAACATAATCTTTTAGAGGGCGAGATGGGTCGGAGAGGTAGAGTGCGGCGACTGCTGCTGCTCCTGCTCTTGCGTAGGTGCTACCGATTGCGATGAGTTTGTCTTTGTCGAGCATTTGCACTCCTTGAACTTAGGTCTGCCAAAGCCCACAATGAACACCGGCAGAGATGGCTTGAGTTTGCCACGATTCTTTTTCTTATAGGCGCGAATTTTAGTGCATACCATTCCGCCATTGCGTTGGTCGCCTTTAGTGTCGAGTGAAGTGTTGCCCTCGATGCAGGTGACGGTGCCATTGGCACTGACTGACATCACAATCCCAATGTGGGAGATACGGTCAATGCCATCGGCGGGGAAGTCAAAGAAGGCAAGGTCGCCCACTTCAGGGGTGGCGGTTTCGGCATCTTGCCAACGACCTTCTTTGATGAAAGCTCGTGCGCCGTTGGGAGTATAGGTGCAATCAGGAATCTTCAAGCCGACTTGTTTGGCGCACCAATTTACAAAGGCACCGCACCAAGGTTGGTTAGCCTTTTGATACTTGGTCTCGTTATCGGCAGGGCCTTCAATGTAGCCGACCTCAGCTTGGGCGATGTGGATGAAATTATCTCTTTGTTTTGAACACATTATTTCTTCAACGCTTCTTTGACAAGGTCGGTGAGGAAATCGACTTTATCCTCTAATGCTGAAACCTTGTCTTTGAGCGATGATCCGCCATTTGGTTTGAGTTCTGCTAAATAATGCTTGACTAGCCATTTGATTCCCAATGCGACTGAGCCAAGAATGCTGAAGATGGCAACTGCTAAGGATGCCCAATCCAAAATCGTCATAGTCCAATAACCAAAACTTGAACGAGAGTGGTGCCTGTGTTGGTCACTCCGTAGATTGGATTATTCTTGCTTTGAAGGGTTATCTTTTCACCGCTATCTAATTCAAAACCGGCAGTGGTATTAACGTCAGCGCCACCAATAAAAACCGCCTGACCACCTGCGGCGTGCAAATGCACCTCTTCGGCTTCGGCGGTGTTATCGACCAAAATCGTCGGAGTTGTGGTGACTGTGACTTGGCGTGTTGAGATGCCCATTTTGCTCCTTTAGCAAGACCCCAATGCTTTCAAATAAATCGATGTGATTGTCAATGGTGCGAACCACATCTGCAAACTCATAAATCACGAAAGCAGTTTAAGAAGTTCCTCTTTGGTAAGACCGAGCTTGACGGCGATGGCTTCCTTCTCTGCCTGCTTCGCGGCCTCTGCTTCT